CCATAGTCCACTAAGGCCGATCTAGTTAGGTACGGTGCGCCGCCTCGATCTTCTGCGCCAGTGGCAAACCATGCTTTTTCAAACGATACAAAACCAGTGCTTGTTTTCTTGTTGCTTTCCGGCACTTGGCCTTTAACCACTACTGCGCTGGAAACGGCTTCTCCATCTTCATCAAACCAGCCAGGGATTGCCACCGATTCCAAATCAACATAGACCGGCGCGGCCATCTCGGCGTCCTTGCTCTTGCGCTGCACAATCTCAATTGACTTGTCGCCCTTGGCTGGCACTACGCTAATCTCAATGTCTAAGGCACCACGCCATGCGCTAGAGCCTCGGGCGCGGTGTTGGGCCTCTTCTGATACGCCTGTATGGTGAACCAGAATGACGGTGCATCTAAACTCTTCCATAAGCGCAGCGCAAGCATCTAGCATGGTCTTGGCGTCCTGTGCGCTGTTCTCGTCACCGGCCATGAATCGGTGCAGGGTGTCTACGGTAATGACACTTGGCTTGATCTTGAGCGCCCTGACCGCTTCCAAAACCTTCAAATACCCTTCGGCGGTGTTGAGGTCTACACCTGACTTGCTCACCCACATATTGAGGCCAGTGACTTTGTTGTGGTGCTTCCATGCTGCAATCCTGCTTCGCAAGCCGTGGTGTCCTTCACCGGCCAAATACACCATGTTGCCTGGTCTTACCTTGTGGCCGAACCAGCTTGCTTTTCCGCTGGCAATGTGCAGCATCCAATCAAGGGTAACAAACGTCTTACCGCCACCGCTAGGCCCATGCACCATCACTAATGCCTTGTCCTGTATCCAGTGCTTCACAAGCCACGATATAGGCGCTGGCTGCTCCGAAAACCCATCGGCATGGATTAGGTAGTCTGTTGCCACTTGGGGCTTTAACATCAGTGCTAAGTCGTGCCCTGCTTGAACGTAGTCATTGGCGTCACCTTCAATTGGCGGTGTTGTCATGCGTACCCCAAACTTTGCGCTGGCTTGCTCTGCGTAGCGTTGGCCTACACCACTAACGTCATTGTCGGCAACAATGCAAATGTCCAGTGCTGGATGTGCTGCTTTCAAAATTCCAGTCACCGGCACTAGGTTGCTTGCGCTGTACGCTACCGCGCAAGGCTGGCCTGTGACCTCAGCAATGGTGGCCGCTGTTGCAAAGCCTTCGGCAATGTAAAGAGTGCTGGCGTCATCCATGCTTCCAACCAACCAATACATTGAGCCGGTCTGTCCACCTGGGTGGTATTTTTTATCACCGTCACCGGCAATGTATTGGATGCTGGAGAGTTCGCCATCCGAGTTATACAGAGGCACCATCAAGCGCCCATCGCCTGTAATCCGTGCGCCATTGGGCTGTATGCCCTTGCGCTGCAAATAGGGGTGTTCTGGGCTTGCGGCACCTGCTTGCGACCAAATTAAATCCACGGTGTTCGCGGCCACTTCGCGGGTTTTAACTTGCTCGGCATCGCGCTGTGCCTTGGCCTCTGAGAGCCTGCGAGACTGCGCCATTTCCTCGGCTACCGTCAGGCTGCGGCCAATGTCTGCCTTCCAAGTAAGTTCTACGCCAGAGCGCCAGCATCCAAAGCGCCCTGCCGGTACGCCATCGTTAAAGGCTATGTACCAACCAGGCTTGTCGTGGCCTTTCTCGCCCTTGGTGCCACTGTTAAAGCGGTGGACTTTACCGTCTAGGTGTATGGCCTCCGGTGGCTTTAGCCCTGCGCCAAGCATGGCGTCTTTTAGCTGATCCTCTGGTGATTCGATGTGTTTTTGTGCCGGTGGCGACCAAGGGCCACCAAGGATACTTGCGAGGTCTGACATTTATTTTTAGTCCCTTTGTTAAAAAGTTGTTGACACTGTACCACGAACCTGTGCTAAGATACAACCACGTTACGAACTGAGTCCAGACGGTAACGCAAACAGAGAAGGAGAAAGCCACATGGCTATATCGTTAAAGCGCACCAGCGGCCTTAGTGCCAACGGTGTTAAGTTGCTTGTCTACGGACAGGCTGGTGCGGGTAAGACAAGTCTGATAAAGACATTGCCAAGCCCCGTAGTTCTGTCCGCCGAGGGTGGATTATTGTCCATTCAGGACGCTGATCTGCCTTACATTGAAATCTCCTCAATGGATGATCTGCGCGAGGCTTACAGTTGGGTGCTGGAGTCTGAGTACAAGAGCGTAGCGCTGGACAGCATTAGTGAGATCGCTGAAGTCTGCCTGAACCACGAAAAGAAGGTCAACAAAGACCCACGCGCTGCTTACGGTGCGATGCAGGAGCAAATGGCCGACATCATCCGCGCATTTCGCGACATTCCAGGGCGTCACGTCTTGATGACCGCCAAGCTAGAGAAGACACAGGATGAGATGGGTCGGGTACTGTATAGCCCCTCGATGCCAGGTAACAAGACCGGCCAAGCGCTGCCGTATTTCTTTGATGAAGTGCTGGCGCTGCGAGTTGAGAAGGATGCCGAGGGAAATACCCAACGCGCTTTGATGTGCGATAGCGATGGACTGTGGCTTGCCAAAGACCGTAGTGGAAAACTAAGCGCATGGGAAGCGCCTGACTTAGGCGAGATTATTTCCAAGATTGGCGGTGCATCATGAAAATCAAAACCACCGCTTATATCTATTTCACTAAATACACTTGGCAGGACAAAGGCATTTACCAAGTTTTTTCTTATAAATATGAAGACGATGAAAATCGCACTTTCGTGTGCGAGCAAGTGATTGAGATTGAGGTTCCAGAAGATTACGACCCAACTGCCCAGCAGATTGCCGCGCTGGAGTCGCAGAAAGTAAAGGTAATGTCCGAATCTTACGACACCGTGAAGGAGATTAACGACCGCATCAGCAAACTGCAAGCACTGGAGTACACAGCATGAACATCAAAACGTCTTTTGTTTACCCGCCGATTCCTGTGCGCAACTTTGATTGGGAGGCTTATATTGATGGCTACGAGCCTGGCGACGCGCTGGGCCACGGCGCTACTGAAGAAGAGGCCATTGCCGATCTTTTGGAAAAGGTGACAGCATGAGCCTATATCAACAATGGCTTGACGCCAAAAAGATGGAAGCCCTTGCGGTGGCAGAGCGCCGCGAGTTGGAAGACCAAATGATTGACATGTTTGCTATTTCCAAAGACTTGGATGGCACGGTCAAACATGCAATTGACGGCTATGTCATAAAGACTGAAGGCCGAATCAATAAAAAGATTGACGCCGACAAACTGCAAGTATTGGCCGCTGAAGCCGGGCTGTCTGAACATCTATCCAGCCTTTTCCGCTGGAAACCAGAAATCAATGCAAAGGCATGGGGTGCGGCTGCTGAAGCCGTGACCAAGCCTTTGCTTGGTGCAATTACGTCCACACCTGGACGCCCTACTTTTACTATCACTAAGGATTAATCATGGCTTTTTTAGACGAAGAATTTAGCGTAGACACGCTGCCCGTTGGCAACAACAACTTTGAACCACTGCCCGAGGGTTGGTACAACGCCACTATTACGGGTGCTGAAATCAAGCCCACCAAAGCAGGGGATGGCCAATACATTGCGGTCAAGTACGCCATTACCGGCCCGAGCCATCAGGGGCGCGTGGTGTTTGGAAACCTGAACATCAAGAACGCTTCAACCAAGGCCGAAGAGATCGGACGCCAGCAGCTTGGCGAGATCATGCGGGCTATTGGCTTGGCGAAGGTGTCGGACACCGACCAACTGATTGGCGGCAACCTTGGCATTAAATTGTCGGTGCGTACTGGCGAGTATGCCGGTAACGAAATTAAAGCGTTTCGGGCTTTAGGCGGTGCTGCACCTGTTGCCGCTGTACCGTTCAAGTCTGTAGCGCCTAGCACTACGCCCGCCAAGGCTGCACCACCTTGGGCTAAGAAGTAAAAAAAGACCCCGCTTTAATCAGCGGGGTCAATACCCAAGGAGAACACACATGAAAATACCAGAACCCGAGATTACCATAACTTCCCTGATTGACCAAGCCCATGAAGTACGGCTAGAGAAGCCACGCGCCCACATGGGAGCCAGCACATTAGGCCACCACTGTGAACGCTGGATGTGGTTATCGTTTCGCTGGGCGGTGCAGGAGCAATTCAAAGGCAGGATACTGCGCCTGTTCCGCCGTGGCAACAATGAGGAGGCCACCATTGTTAGCGACCTGCGGGCCATTGGCATGACGGTATCAGGCACACAGCACCAAGTAAATTTTGGGAGCCACGTTAGGGGCAGCTTGGACGGTATCGGCAAGGGCGTACCTGGTGCGCCAAAGACAGAACACGTCTTGGAGTTCAAAACCCATAGCCTAAAGTCGTTCAACGACCTAGAGAAAAATGGCGTGGCAAAGTCTAAGCCAATGCACTTTACTCAGTGCCAAGTATATATGCACGGCACCGAGTTGAAACGGGCTTTGTATGTGGCTATCTGCAAGGACGATGACCGCATCTACACCGAGCGCCTAGAGTACGACAAAGACCATGCGGTGAAGGCCATTGCAAAGGGCCACCGCCTAGCCTTGTCGGACAGAATCCCACCACCGATAAGCACCGACCCCACATGGTTTGAGTGCAAGATGTGCGCGGGGCATGACTTCTGCCACGGTAGCAAGACTACCAAAGAAGTGAACTGCCGCACCTGCGCTCACATTACTCCGATGGCCGACAGCACATGGCACTGCGCCAAGTGGGATGCCAGTGTGCCAACCGAGGCGCAGTATGATGGCTGCGAGGCCCATGTGTTGCACCCTGATCTGGTGCCGTGGAAGCGTTTGGAAAGCCCTAGCGATTGGGTGGCGGTCTATGAGATTGACGGGCAGGGCTTGGCTAATGGTGAGCCAGGCGAGGGCGTGTACGGTAGCAAGGAATTGCTTGCCAATGCTGCGGCTTGTTCTATCCCTATGGTCAATCAGCTTCGGTCTGAGTGGGATGGGAGGGTGGTGGGATGACTAATTTTGCAAGCGCGTGGGTGCCAATGGCGGAACGACTGCCGCCGACCAACACGCCGATTTTGATTTGTGTCAGCGATGGCACAATGTGCGTGGCGAAGTTTGAGCATGAGCCAGCAAGAAATTGGATTTGGTGGGATGGCGTTGGATTTAGCGGCTATGAGTGGGAGTGGGATTGGGAATGGAAATGTTTTAGAGAGCCTTGGAAAGGCGTGACGCACTGGATGCTACTGCCCGCACCGCCGAAAGCACCTAACATGAGTAACCCCGACTCCTTGGGGGACTTTGATGCTCCGTGACTACCAACAACGCACCATAAACGAACTCTACGCATGGTTCGAGGCAGGCAACGAGGGAAACCCTTGCCTGGTGCTGCCAACCGGCTCAGGCAAAAGCCACATCATTGCGGCGCTATGCAAAGACGCGCTGCAATCGTGGCCGGAGACTCGCATTTTGATGCTGACCCACGTTAAGGAATTGATTGTCCAGAACGCTGAAAAGATGCGCCAGCACTGGCCTAACTGCCCGCTTGGCATTTACAGTGCAGGGCTTGGTCGCAAGGACTTGGGCGAACCCATTACCTTTGCAGGCATCCAATCGGTACGTTCCAAGGCCAAGCTAATAGGCCATGTTGATTTAGTCATCATTGACGAGTGCCACCTTATCGGCCACAAGGACGAGGGAGGCTATCGGACACTGCTATCAGGCATTTACGAAACAAACCCTAACGTCAGGGTAATAGGTTTAACGGCCACACCATACCGGCTAGGGCATGGCTACATCACGGACAAACCGGCTATCTTTGATGCGCTGATTGAACCGACCAGCATCGAGGAACTAATCTTTAAGGGCTATCTGTCAAACCTACGAAGCAAACTGACGGCCACCAAGCTAGAAGTGGACGGGGTGCATAAGCGTGGTGGCGAGTACATCGAGGCCGAATTACAGGCCAAGGTAGACACCACCGATAAAAACAGTCGCGTGGTGGCCGAGATCATCAAACTAGGGGCCGAGCGCAAGTCATGGTTGATTTTCTGCGCTGGTGTGGCCCATGCCAACCATATAAAGGACGCACTGAACGGGCAAGGCATTGTGGCCGAATGCGTGACCGGCGACACACCGAGCGCCCAGCGTGACCGGATGCTAAAAGAATTCAAGGCAGGAAACATTCAAGCCCTAACCAATGCCAATGTACTGACCACCGGCTTTGACGCACCAGGCATTGATTTAATCGCCATGCTGCGCCCTACTATGAGTCCTGGCCTTTATGTCCAGATGGCAGGCCGTGGACTGCGGATAGCCGAAGGGAAAACTGATTGTCTAGTCCTAGACTTTGCAGGCGTGGTAGAGCAGCATGGCCCTATTACCGCCGTGAGGCCACCACCAAAGAAAGGTGACAAGGTAGGCGAAGCACCAGTGAAGGTTTGCGACCACTGCCAGGAGATATGCGCCTTGAGTGTGCGCGTATGCCCAGCTTGCGGCGCTGAGTTTCCCGAGCCGGTGAAGGCTGCGCTTAAATTGTCCAACTTGGACATCATGGGCTTGGAGGGCGTGGACATGGAAGTAACCGCTTGGACATGGCGTAAGCACATAAGCCGCGCCAGTGGTAAAGAGATGTTAAGCCTGACCTACTATGGCGGGCTCAGTGACCCACCAGTGACCGAGTACTTGGCAGTTTGTCATGATGGCTATGCAGGCGAGAAAAGCCGCAGGCTATTGGCCGATATTGCTTACAAAGCAGGCGTGGTGCTGGACTATGGCACCGCTGAACTGCATGAGATGGCCCAGACACTTACCGAAGGCCAACCACCGAGCGCGATTGAGTTTAGGCGCGAAGGTAAATTTTTCACCGTACTACAAAGGACATGGACATGAGACCCGTCATCATTGGCGACGCCACGCTGTACCTTGGCGACTGCATGGATATTTTGCCAACGCTGGGCAAGGTTGATGCGGTGATTACTGACCCGCCTTATGGCGCAAAAACTCATGCTGGGGCGCGCACTGGCGGTAATGGGCACAGCGATCCTGATAGTGGCAAGGCTATATTGATTGACTTTGAAGCGCTCGACGATTCTAAGTTTTTGCCGCTCTGCAAAAAACTGGTGGACATGTCAAACCGTTGGGTTGTTATGTCGTGCGAGTGGCAACATGCCGCGCAATTAGAAGCCAGTGATTTGCTTGTTCGTTTGGGTGTTTGGATTAAACCCAATGCTGCGCCTCAATTTACAGGCGACAGGCCTGGAACTGGCTGGGAGGCTATCGCTGTGATGCACAGAGGAGGGCGTAAACGATGGAATGGCGGTGGGCATCATGCCGTGTGGACATTTTCAAAAACAGACGGCTATCACCCGACAGGCAAGCCGCTGCCATTGCTTATTAAATGGGTTCAGCAATTTACCGATGTTGGCGAAACCATCCTAGACCCCTTCATGGGCAGCGGAACAACAGGAGTAGCAGCCATCCAGCTAGGCCGGAAGTTCATCGGCATCGAGCGCGAACCTAAGTACTTTGACATAGCTTGCAAGCGCATAGAGCAGGCGGCAGCGCAAGGTCAATTGTTTGAGCCAGCACCAACCAAGCAACATCAGGAGACATTTTTATGACCCGCCACCCCGAACCCGACTCTATAACGGATTACAAGCGTTTGATTTCCCAAGGCCCGCCCAAGTGTTGCCATACCTGCGAATTCTATGATGTCAAGGGTAAATGCGTGGTGTTTTTCATGGAGCCACCCGCTGACTTTGCGGCCACCGTGGGCGAGTGCCCAGAGTGGTTAGGCGAGGTGCCATTTTGACCGCGCCTTCAGAACACCTAGAGCAGGTCAGGCTAGTTAGCTGGTTTCGCCGCCAGTACCCTAATACCCGTATCTTCGCTATACCGAATGGGGGCGGCCGTAGCATGGCGCAAGGCGCGAGTTTAAAGGCTGAAGGGGTAAGCCCAGGTGTGCCCGATCTATTCGTGCCTGAGTGGTGCCTATGGGTCGAGATGAAGCGGGAAACCGGTGGCACAGTGTCGCCAGAACAAAAGGACTGGATAGCCTATCTGGAGGGTATCGGTCACCAGGTCATCATAGGTCGGGGCTTTGAGGATGCCAAGGCGCAGGTCATTAAAAAAGCCCCATTAGGGGCTTGATTACAGGTCGAGCATTATTGCTATGAGTGCGGCCACCAGTGCCGCTAAAAATATAATCATGTGCTCCACCATGTCACAAGTGCCAAAGCCAAGCCAAGCCCGATAGCCACTGCAAGGGCTATATTGGCCAAAGGGTAGCGCTTGGGAGCGGGTTTATAGTGGTGGCGCATTTTGTTGCTCCAGTTTGATAGCCCTATCAATAGAGCGTTTGTTGTACCCATCCGCCAGCTTATCGGCCAGCATGGCTTTATCAATGGCCTCCGGTGTGGGCTTGGGCTCTGGTGGCATGTAGGGCCGTAGGATGGCTTGGAATAGGGG